AATGTATTTAAAGATTTGTCCCTTGAGGTAGCCGACAAACTCAGAGGCACTCAGAGCCGATGCAATGGCATCGAGCGCTTCTATGCCCCCTTGGGTGTAGTGTGGTGGATGATTGACTGGATCGTTTTTATCAGTCATGGCAGAAACAACTCCTTCCATCGTCATCGAACATTGATATTTGTTTTGCATCGAGTCGTGCTATTTCAACCAAGTCGGTATAACTGCGTGACTTGTTAAAAGTTGCGGTACTGACTTTCTTGTTTTCGTATTCTGTTCCTTTGTTTAATTTTGCTATTCTTTGTTCTTGCTCAATCCACCAATCGGCTAAATCTGGTCGTTCTTTTATAATCTGTATCAATGTTCTTGTGCCTTTTAAAAAACACAAATCACAATTACCTGCTTGGGTTTTACCATTGTGGTTGGGCAGGCCTAAATCAAACTCATGGTTTTCCCAAAATCTAGATACGTCTTCTACCATGATTTTGTAATCATACAAAGGGACCAAAGATGTCCATTTGTTTTTGCCTGAATCGTTTTGTTTTCTTTGTTTAGCAACCCTCGATGGCTCGTCGTATCTCAGGCCAACAACATTCGCCCACTCTTTATAGCCCTTGGCTCGCATGAATCGATTCATTACTTCAATCTTCATCTTAATCGTGCACAGCCTAGCCACCACGTTTGGCAACATTTTCTTTCTTCCTATCAATGCCTCAAACGGTTCTCCATTTCTACTGGCTGTTTCATAGGTGACTTCTTTGGTGCGATAAATGGGCCGCTCTTCAAACACTTCGAGTTCCAACCAATGCACTTTAACGCCCCACCTGGTTGAGCACTCATGAATAAAGTCCAATGTCTCTGGCATTTCTTTGCCTGTGTTTGCAAAAGTCACATGCACATCATCAGGCAATGTCCAGTCGTAAGACTCAAGAATTTTGTAAAGCATGTAACCCGATGTTCGACCACCACTAAAACTAATCAAGGTTGGGCAACCAAACTTCTCAGGTAAAAATATCTGTTCTTCATTGGGTTCAGACATTTTCTGTCAGTTCCTCTAATCGTGTGTCCACTCCAAACTCTTCTCTGAATCTTAACAGTTTTTTCATTACATCAGAATCGTAATCTACCTTTGAGAGCTCTCGCATCTCGGCACTGGTAAAGCTGTTCATAGCAGCTTTTGATTTGGGGGCATTGGTAATGGATCTTTTACCTCTTATGTAAGTCACATCGTCTTTGCCTTCGCTTTCAATGGGAAGGTTAACCAGAGCCGGCAACCAAATGTGGTCATCGCAATGGTTTCGTTGTGCTTCCTCGTCCAACATTGTGTTCTTTTTATTGCATCGCCAACCGCCGTCACCCTCCATGACTGGCTCACTGAACTTGCAGTTTCTACAATTCACATCATCGGGCAGTCTCTCCAGGTTATATATGGCCTGTTCTTTTGGCGACATAAACTTCTTGATTCGATAATCGGTGGGTGAATATGGAGACTCTGGCGGTTCCGTTGCCGTAATGATTTTACGGGCTTTACTGGTCATCTCCTCTAAAACACCCTCTCTGGCTTCCACAACCTCCGTATAAAGCGATGAATCGTTTTTGTTGTATACAACCACCAAAGCACGCTTCAAGTTAAATGAAGCCATATAACACTGAATTTGTGTGGCGTAGTTAAAAGACCATTGTTCGTAGCTTTCTCCTTGTTGCAGTTCATTGAACCGACTGTTGTTGGCAGATTTGACTTCCAGAAGCATCACTTCTTCTGGTTTCTCTGGGTCAACATTCTTAACAACGCCGTCTGTGGACCCTCCCAAATGCCCGGCTAAGTAGGAACATCGATATTGTTTGCCGTTCTTATCCAACGCCGATACTTTGATGGCGCTTTTCTTCAATGCATCCACCACTTGGTCTTCAATGCGATTGCCCAGATCAAACAGACGCAGTATTCTGCCATTGTCAATCAGCGGAAACGACCATCTAAACATGAGCCACAGCTTCCTGGGGTTGTCCCCAATGATGCTCATGCCCATGTGCATACGGTGTTTTTGTCCTGCCTGTTCTGCTTTATCAAATTCTTCTACTATGTTCATAAGGTTATTCTCCTTTCTCCTGCATAAATTACTTTAATGTTCTCGTACTTGCCTTCCTTTTTGGTGAGGATGCCGTCAATGTGACTGAAAGCGCCTTTCTTGTTGATTAACTCAACGGCTTCGTTAACGGTCTTCGGTGGAAACAAATCCATGGTGATCTTCTTCCACTTGGATTTAGCAAACTGATCTGCCTTGGGATGGCCAAACATAAAAGGCAATTGGTATTGATTAAACATATCCTCGCATTCAAACACCACCTTGCAATAAAAGTTGCCGCCCTTGGAAGTAACCGAGTGAGCTGACACTCTGCTCACATTAAATATGTTTTCTTTCTTGTTTTTCTTCTCGTCCGACAACACATAGCCTTCGCCAGAAGAACCGCTCTTGGCTAGGCCAGGTGGTTTTCTCTCTGGTTGAAAGTGAAAAGACTGGGGCTTTGGAAACGTTTCACCGCATTCTCTACATTCCTTAAACGCTCTTGGGTTAACAGCAAAACAGCTCTCGCATATTTTAATCTTGGCTTGAGCACCCTCGTCTTCGGGTATGGCTTCATCCAAACAACCGTGGCGCTGCATATTCTCACCATAGTCCAACATCAAACAATTGTCTTTCCCAGGGTATTGACGCATCCCTCGTCCACACATCTGAACATAAAGACCAAGACTTTGAGTCGGTCTTAGCAACGCCAAACAATCTGTGCGGGGCGCATCCCATCCTTCAGTCAACACGCCTACATTACATAGGGCATGTATTCTTCCGCTTTCAAAATGGTTTAGGATGCGCTCCCTTTCTTTTGTGGGGGTAGTGCCAGTGACGACCTCCGCTTTAATGCCTTGTTCTTTTAAAAACAAACACATTTTTTCAGCATGGAGAACTGACACACAAAAGAATACCGTTGCGGTTCGACCTTTCAGATAAGCTTTATCCATCCAGTCGTTGAATATTTCTAACATCAAAGGTTCATTGATCGCCAATGCTTCTAAATCGCCCTCTCTGTAATCACCGCCTTTAAACTTTAATCGTACCCCACTCGTATCAATCACTGCCTTGTTGTCAACGGCAAATGCAGACAAACGAGAAAGATATCCGTCTTGAACCAATTGAGGTATAGAAACCTGATAAGCAACCTCTTTAAAAAAATGATCGAGCTTGTCTCCATAGATATAACCTTGGCCCATTCTATATGGCGTAGCTGTTACGCCAATAATCCGACACGGTTTTTTCTCTCGCATTGCATCCAGTATCTTTCTGTATCTTGTGCTGGCGCCTGGTGCAACGTGATGAGCCTCGTCAATAATAATGTAATCAACGCCTGGAACCGCATCCAAACGCTTCTGAGAAGCCAACGTGTCTCTGGATGCGACTAAAATTTGTGCGTCGGTGTCATAGCTTTTTAGTGAGGCTGCTAAGACACCGACAGGTGCGCTAGGCCACACCTTTAATAGTTTATCTTTGGCCTGTGAAACCAACTCTTGTCGATGAGCCAAGATCAAAAACCGCTTATTGCTAGAGCTCAACTCTTTAATCAAGTGTGAAAACACAATGGTCTTCCCGGCTGCCGTTGGTAAAACGAGCAATGGGTTATGGTCTATGGGCTTGGTTTGAAAATAATTTAATAAAGATCCAAGCGCCTCTTCTTGGTAGTATCTTAATTGCATCAGTGTATGGTCTCTTCGTCGTCTGGAGTCACATCTTTGTTGAGTGCTTCCTTAATTTTTCTCAGTGACATGTTTAATAAATTATATGCACTTTCTGGATTCGGTGCAGTAGATAATATGACATCAGGATGTATGAACACCAAGACTCTAGCGATGTTTTCTTCTGATATGCCACGCTCTTTCCATTCTTCGATTAAATTGTAGAAGTCATTGATCATGGCTTCTCCGGCTTTAATGCCGTCTTTAACCGACTGGCTTAATTCGTCGTCGTCTTTCATTTTGATTTCCTAGATAGATGTGGCCCTTTGATAAACGAGAGGCCATAAAAACTCGTGATCGGAGGTGATCTATGCAAAAATTAATCCCAATCTTCGATTGCATTACCTGTTGCAGTTGGAACCGATTGCTCAGTTTTCTCTGCGATGGTTTCTTTTGCTGGCATTGCCTCAGTCATTTTGGGCCTGAGAAAAGCAACGATCTTGTTTGAGTCTCCCCACTCGGCACTTTTTTCAATGCCAATCTTAGCCATAAACGTTTCCATCATTAGATTGTTTACAGCATCTTGGTTCAGCTCAGTGGCATCACTGCCCGTTGAAACCATCCATTGCTTCAATCGGCTGATACCAACCGTTGGATTCGCGCCAGAGATGGTAAAGTTTTCCCAAACCACACGGTTTGCGTAGTTTTCACCTTGCACTCGGTATGTGACTTTGAGATATTTGTTTCCAGCTTTTGAAATCTTTTGCTCCCAATCCTCGGCCATTAACTCGTAAGTGCCTTCCGGTATGGGTTCAAAACTGCCGCCAGTATCCTCGACCTCAGTAAGGTCTATATGAAAATCTTCAGACATTTTGTCCTCCTTTATTTATAGATTCATTTGATTTAATTGATGACTTACAAGCCTCAGTAAATGCAGGCCATGTGAAGTCTATTTTTTCAGGAAGTTGCAGTCTTGATTTGGCATCAAAAGCAGCCGTTCTCTTCGTGAATAAATATCGTTTGTCGCTGAATGTTTTGCCACGAGCCTTCTCGTTGAAGCCTTGTCCAGACTTAACGGTGGTGAACTTGTGGTTAGCGAAAAAATTGAAGTCGACCCAGGCACGAATCAAAGAGGATACTTTCTTGTGGGTGTTTAGCTCGTATCGATCGTATGGTTCGTGCTCCGGGTCTGCAAATGTGCGGATTTGTACATGTGATAGTAGTATGACGTTCATCTTTTTGGCAACCGACAACGCTTCTAAGTTGTTAAGCATTCTCGCAAACAACTCAAAGCTCTCAGTGAAACCCTTCCCAAAACCCAATGCTTCAATGGTTTTGATGTTGTGGTTTTCTTTGACCTGCTCCTGACACAATCTCTCGGTTGCATCCGTGGTGTCGAGCACAACCGTTTTATAATCGTGTTCTTCACTGCCGAGCGTTTTGATTTGCTCCATCACATCGTTGTATGTTTCGCAGACTGGAAAGTGTGGTATGTCAATGAACCGTAGTCCATCTTCTGCACAAATGAATATTGGTTTCGGTGCGCCTGCGCCAAAGGTACTCTTACCTATGCCGTCGGTTCCCGTTATATTCATCCTCACTTGTGTGTACTCTGCTTGATTACTGATTTTATCCATTAGACTCATTTTGTCTCACCCCTTTCCACGATTCGTGGAGATTTTGATATTTTAGTTACTGCGCCTTTTTGAAAAAGTTCCGCATATTGTGGATAGTCCATGCAATAATTTTGAAATGCCTGAAGACCCAAAGTTTCTTTTGTATCGAACGGCCAAGCGTTGGCAGGGACCTTGTCTTTAATATCTTTAAGATAGTCCTGATCCCACTCAATCGATCTGCTGTATGCAACGTTGATTCCGCCTGATGTCGCTGAACCCCCTTTGTTTGATAGGGTTTGTACATCAATGCCCAGCTCTGGGTGACTGAGTATGTCGTTGGTGATTGTTTTTATTTGCCGATCAATCTTGGTTTTTAGTGCCAAGAGTTTGTTGCGCCTTGATCGCAGCGCCTTAATGTCTTTCATGATTCTTCTCCCAAAGAATAAAACTTACTTCACTTACTTACGTTGGTAAGAATAATTGCTTGCAATTCTCTTGTCAAGAAATTATTATCCTATTTTTCAATAAAAATTTTTTACATATAAGGGAGAATCAAATGGCTAGTATTAGAATCACACTATCCGAGTATATACAAGATGTGGGGATCGAGTCTGTTGCTAAAGACTTAGGGACCTCCGTATCAACCGTTAAGGCATGGAGATATTATAATCGTGTTCCACGCATCAAACAAGCGAAACAATTGATGCAGCATTCCAGAGGGGTTCTAAACTGGGATTCTATATATGGGCCACCCGAAGAAGTTGATTCTGACCGAGCTGACCGCAAGATAAAAATTAGTAATGCAGATGTTGCATAAAGGATTGATTTATGAGTTTGATTCTGAATGCGAATCAGACGTGGGAGGACATCAGTAAGGAAGCCAAAGATGAAATGCTCGACAGTTATTGGGAGCATGGATTCCACTTGATACCTTGCGGATCGAAAGAAGAATACATACCAGAGTATTTTCGCAAAAGACACACGTTTGACACCGAAGAAGAGATAAAGTCTCGTTGGGCTAAAGCGCCCAGAGTAAAATGGGAAGCGTTTCAGCGGACCCAACCCACTCGTGAAGAGATGAACGACTGGATAGACAAGTTTCCAAAAGCCAATTGGGCAGCGCTCACGGGCATTAACTTTGTGGTTCTCGATGCAGATTCACAGGAAGCCGTTGACTTTATTGAAAGCAAAAAAATTACTGGCACCACGTTGAAGCAAGCCACGCCCAGGGGTGGGATGCATTTCTTTTATAGCGTGAACCCCAGTTATGAGATTAGAAATTCAGCCGGGCAAAACAAGCTCGATGTCAGAGGCACGGGCGGTTATGTGATGATGTGCCCTTCGCACGATTACTTTTTTATCAACGAAAGCCAAATACCTGTGTCTGACATGGACGATTTGCCGTGCTTACAGCCAGAAGATTTACAAAAGATCTCTGAGTTTAACAATGTGGGTAAGGTTCAAAGCATTGTCACCGAGAAACTCGATGATGTCGGTACGAACATTGGCACTCGCAACGACAAGTTAGCCAGGTTGGTGGGTCGTTGGGTCAAAGAAGGTTGGGGACAAAGAGATATTTTGATCAAGGCTCAAGATTGGAACCAAAGCAATGTTCCGCCGATGTCACCGATGGAAGTGACCAACACCACTATG